GCTTATATTGTTTATGGCTACATTACCAGCAGTTGCGCCAGGTCCAAAAGTAAAACCCGATGCCGAATCTATCAAAAAGTTTGTATTTCTTGAATAATCACCACCGTGAAATACCATCGTTCCAGTATCATAAAAAATAGTTCCTACAATGTTGGTAGTATCTGCTTTTTCTACTAAATCACCTTTACGACCAACAGCACCAGAAATAGATTGTTCGGGTTGATCAATAATAACTTTATTCGCTTGTGTTCCAAAAGAAAATGTTCCTGTAACACTACCCGATAAAATTGCGTCGTCAGCAGTTGTTCTACCAATAGTAAGAACCCTTGATATACCTGTAGTAGCAATATTATTCTGAGCTACTGGTATTCTATTGGCAGCCGATGAGGAGAAGAAATAGTTTGAAATGTTGCGAAAAGCAGCACTTAGGGGAGTACTTGTGGTGGTTCCCTTAGCATTAACTAAAAAGCCAGTGGAGGTAGCCTCCATTACAAAAGCATTTAAACTTCTTTCTTGCGCGGCTGTAGCAGATGTAATCTCATAATTTGTTTTGGTCAATACTTCAGTGTTAATTACATCGCGGCCTAAGTCATAATTATTTATAGACATTATTTATTTCCTTATGCTGCAGCGCCAGAAGCACTTACCGTTAAAGTGAACTCTTTTCTTGCTCCACTATTGATACCCGTAATATCCATAATAGTTTGACCAGCTTTTCCACCAGCATTAGCACCAGTTCTTACCGTAAAAGTGCCTACACCGTTTTCATTAGGAATAGCGGTTGTGTTTTCTAAAGCACCAATATCTGTATCTCTAACAGTAGCCGTATAACCCTGTACATCACTGCCATTTTCTGTATTTACAGTAACACTTAAGTTGTCACCATAATTTATAGTTCCAGAAGTAGGCGATATTTGCAGGTTGGCTATTTTCAAACTACCCCTTGGTAATGTTATAAGCCTATACAGTAAAGCTACATTCTCATTAGATATAGGTTCCAATACCGGTAGATTTAAAATATCGGCATCTTGATCCGTAGATTTTGTTGCATCATAAAGTTGATAGTTAATTTCATCATCACCAAAAGCAAACTTAGTGATTTGAAAGCTACCATCATTCCTCGCGAGAAGTTCTCTACCTTTTCTTGTAAGTATCGCGTCTATTACAGCGGTAGAGCTATCTAAAAATGCCATAGTTTTTTCCTTTTATTAATCTTAATAAATATATATACCAAGATAAATCCTATATAAATATTTATGTAGTTTCCTTTTTGGTTTCTTTTGCTGATACTTTTGTTTTTGTTTCTTCGACAACTTTAGTATCTTCAGTTGTTTTCTTTCTTGCTCTTGGTTTAACTTGAGGTGAAACCTCAGTAATTTCAAATGGAAAGTCGCTTGAAGCTTTTGGATTTCTATAAATAACCTTTGTTGGAACCAACGCACTTTTTTTAATAAGATCCATTTTAGAATCAATTTCATCGTGAAATCTGTCAATATAAATAATACTAGCTTTCATAATGTTTTCTTCAAATCTTTCTTCCATTCTATCCGACTCAAAAGAGCAATTAAACAAATTACTAACTTTCAACGATTCTTCAGCCGAAGGGCTAAACGTATCATTATTATCATCAATAGAAAGAACACGAACTGAATCATTTTTTTCAGCAGCAGCGGCAGCTAATCTAACTGTAACTTGACCAGCATACGTTCCCACCTCTAAAATATTAGTTGTATTTTTATTAATTAAGTCTTTAACCAAACTATATAAACTCTTTTCTGCTTCATCAGAAATTTGCTTATACTTATTTAAATAAACCATCGTTTCCTCCTTTTATGATTGTATTTTAGAACCGCCTTGATCAGATATCTGTCTTATTAAGTCACTATCTTTTGTAGAGTCTGAATTAATACCCACTCTAAATATCGTTGACTCATTGTTAAATAGATTAGTTATTCTTATAGGGACAATTCCTATTGAGCCAGATATAGTTTCATCAACTATAGTTTGTGAAGTCCGATAAACGAGTGCGGCAGTGGGCGATCCTGTCGGCGTGTTCGCGCCAGATAATGACCTTATACCATCCGATAATCTTAACTCAAATTCAATAGTTCCAGTTTCTAAATTAGTTGTAAATGCTACATCTTTCTCTTTGATTATTCTGCCTCTACCTGCCGCTATATTACCTATCGTAGCTTCAAAATAATTGTCACCGTTGGCCGAGGTTGGAAAATCAAATCTTAACGCAGGCATCTCAGTAGTAAAAACATTGCCTCTTGATAACAATCTTGCTGTTCCTTTTATTACCGCCGCTACATTAGCTGAAATAGGAACTGCTGTAGGAGATATTAACAATGCATCCACAGTTAAATCAATTTGCGATTGAGCCGGTGATGATGGTTTAATAGTTAAGGGTAAAGCTCTACCTACGCTAGTCGGTAAAAATCTTGGCACATTGGTGGAACTCTGTACGCTCAAAGCACTTACGTTTCTTACGGAAGTAACACTGTTATCTAAAAACTCTTGTACGCCATCTTGATATTGATATCCTTGGAAGTCAGCAGTAGTAGCGGCGGATGCTATTAATGTAGAATCGTTAGCACTATTACTTCCTTGTGTTGATAAATTAGCAGGGTTATAATGATTATTAATCGTAAATGATGTAACCGCTATATCTATTAAACTTGGTACTTGATTATTAGGAGTTTTGCCTTCATCATAAGAAATTATACCTCTATCACCACTCATTGTTGGCGCACCAACATAACCTGTTCCCGTTGATTCCCTCAACCCAAATGTTCTCCTCATTTTAGGTCGTTCTAGTAGGTGATTTTCGATGAACACACCTTCAGCTAGGGTATTAGTCTTACCAGGAATGAATTGCTTTATAAAGGTAAAAATACCCCCAAAAGTATCATTAAAATTAGATACACCTTTTACAAAAGCGTTCAAGTCTGTAACACTAACTGTACTACCACTAGCGCCTGTTATGCTACTACCTAAAACACCACCACCACTTCTTATTCTATCCCAAGCTGTAGAAGATTGTGTGGCGAATGTAGCGGACGGTGCCAAACCCATTTGCGCTGTTACATCATGCCACTGTTCTACGAACGGACCAGTGTAAGTTTTTCTATAAAGGTCTTCTGCATCACCCATTGTACCGGCAATATCTAAATTTTGATAAAAATTACGGATTGTATTATTTAAAACACTGATTGGGCTTAATGAATAGCTAACGTAACCCACATCTGCCAACTTATCACCTGTATCTTCTTGTCGTATTTTATCATTATCGGGCGCTAATCCAACCGGAGAGTAATTGGCAACTTTTCTTTGGTTTTCAAATACTCTATAATGCTTTCCACTCAAACCACCAAACGAAACTGGATGCGCTGTATTACTAGCTGTTGTAGAATCAACAATAAAATTATAATCACCCTTTAGTACAACATTTTCTCTCAATTTATAATGAGCAGACAGACTGGAGAAATTAGCTTTGTTTGTTATGCCAACTGTATCTACCGAACCAGTAGAGTTTTGAAATGATACTGATTCAAAGTTTCTTGTCTGTTCAAACAAATCTTCATTTTGTAACGCTACATTGTGCCACGTTCTTACTTCGTGCATATACCCCGTAAAAGAACCAGATGCTGGAAAGTAAGTAGGAAACTGTGAATAGTTAGTGCCACCCCGAGCAAGAGTACCTACACCACCAGTAGAGGAAAAATTTATTCTTGATACATCATAATGAGCAGTAGCTCCAGATGAAAATGCCACAATATCGTTGCCGCCAGTAGGGGAGGCAGAAAGAGCCATAGTCCAAACTCTTAATGTATCACCAGATCGTGAAGCGACTACATTAACAAAATTATTTGCACTGCCACCACCTTTAATCCAACCTGACATAGATGTTAGTAATGTTTGAGCCGACATAGAGGCAGTAATATTAGATTTAAAAGCTGCTCTTCCGCTTGCATCCATATCAATAGTATATAGTGGATGTTTCAACAAAGTCATATTACTGTGGTCAGCGGTGGCTGATACTCTCATTTGAATAGTAAAGTTTGTTGAAGCTGGAAAATCAAAAGCAAGAGCTGAACCAGTAGTGGCGTTAGATGTAGTTTGAATAAATGCATCACCCGAAGTATAAAATGCAGGGAAATCGACTTCTTCAACAACTCTTACTGATGTAGGTTTTTTAAAATCAGAATATTCGTTGTATTTAACAAAATTATGATCAACACCATATATTCTACTAATAGCTTCCGCAACTTCTTTTGTGCCTTTTGTTTTAAGGAGATAGGTTATGTTATTTAAAATCTTATTCCAAATATCATAAGTTATTTCTTGTCTTGTAGAACCAGAGGTTGATTCAGTTAAGTACTTTTGAAAATCAGATTTTGTAGCCATTCCAAATAGTTGTACACCAAACTCTTCCGCTAATGCAGGTAAAAATTTATCGGGAACTCTATTGTATTTATCATAACTTATTCTTTTTACATTAGATATTTGGTTAATAAATGATTTTATTTCATCAAATTCATCCCCCATAGAAGCTAATAATTTTTCTAATATTTGATCTTCATCACCAGCAAATAAAACTTGTGGTAGTAATCTTTTAAAATTTGGCCCACGCGTTACTCTAGTTTCAGCAGTAGAGGGGAACTCTATTATAGCTTTTCGGGTAGTATTTCTCTTCAATCCATCGGGTGATGTATCTATTGTTAAATATTCAGCAGTGCCGGAGGTTCTATCTACGACATTAAGATTTAAATCTTCAAAATTAACAGCCCGAGCAGAAATGGAATCTACCGTTCCTGTTTGTGAGCCGGTTAAACTATTTGTGGCCCCTCTAACAATATGAATTAAAGGAACTAAGTCACCATCTTGATTGGTGGCATTAACTGTTACATTAGCGTCAGCATTTGGGTTAGATGAGCTTGAACCTGTAATAGCTAATTTTTCTAATAACCATAAATCAAAACCATGTGCCTTCTTTTTAAAGTCATCAACTTTAAAGATATTTTCAGCGCATAGAGATGATACATCGCCACCACTTGCACCGATTGGATAGTTATCTAATATATAATTGTAAGATGTATTGAATTTTCTTACTGCATCACTAAAAAATATATGCTGAGAAAAATCACCATAATCAACTAATGGTAGAACTCTTTCATCTTGACCAGTAACGCTTAAACTAATTAAAGCACCACTACTAGCACCTATTGCAGAAAGAGAGGCGACTAAACTATCATATGAGTATCCAGAATCTGCCATTTATTTCCTCTATAAAAGACCGTAATCATAGTTGGCATCGCGGGTCCGTTTTGCCATTGACGATGGATTACTTTCTTCCGTATTGTAAGATTCACCAACCACGAAATCCCATTTATCGGGAAAATCATAATAAAAAGTATCGCCTCTTACATCCAATTGCAAATACACTTTGTAAGGAATGCCAGGATATAAAAGATTAGTGTCTAAATCAAAAAAGTTACCTTCGGAGTCATACGATATGTCAAAATTATTTACCTCAATATCATCGGTATATTTCTCTCTAATCTGAATCTTACCAGAGCGAACTACAAAATTGTTAGCAGCAGTGGTGCTTCCCGTAACACTTTTTAATGAAGTAGTTCTATCTTTTACATTAACACGAATCCTTTGCGTTGTGCCAGGCTGAAACTTAGGAACAAGATTACTTAGTGTGATTTGGTAATTAGCTGTTGTAAAGGTGCTGTGACCAGAGGTAGGTAATATACAACTAAAGGTAAAAGAATCTGTTCTGTATTCGCCAGCAGTAGTAACTGTCCAACTATCCGTAAAAGAAGTAGAGCTTGATAATCCAATATTTATACCCGTTAATCCAGCAGCAGCGGTTTCTGTACCTGCGTCACCAACATTTATTTTATATATACCCTTTGAAGCTCTTGCAGCTGTAACAGCAATTCCTAATGCTAAACCACTTGACCCTGCACTTGATTCATTGGCGGCACTTAATGTAACATGGCCTGGAAACGGGCCAGTTCCATTTAGATCAGTTAAAGCACCATCTACTACACTATAATAGTAAAGCAAACCAGACTTAGAAAACTTAATGTTTTTTCTATCGTCTTTAATAGCTCCAGGCCACTCTAACTGTAAGTATGGAGCTTTTTGAGTATTCGTTTCTCTGCTATAAAATTTCTTAGAATAAAAATTTTCAGATGTTACGGAAGTCGCTACACCAGCCGCTGTTGCTTCAGTAGCATCTTTGCATTCTTGGCCATTTCCCATTCGTAAAAGAAAGCCGTGATCTGCTGAACCACCATTAGCAATAGTCGTACCTTCCGAATAATTAAGATATGCCTTAATATAATCAGTAACGTCTAATTTAAGATTTTCTTCACCTTCGGGAAAATTCATAGAAGCAGAGTTGGAATCGTATATTCCTGTAGCATATCCCAAATAATTATTAGCACCGGTTTGACCAGCATTACTAGCTGTTTTCCAAGCTACTTGGTTGGTAGCAGATAACGCATTAGCAAACCCCGTATTACTAAAGTTATCATTATCTAAGCCACGACCTTCAGACCAATGAGAAGTAATAGGGAATCCCCATATATCAAAATTCTCTGGCACCGTATCTGTTGATGGTGTGTTAAACATATAGATATAGGCAGATACGCTAGAATCTGTTCTTGGATCTGGATACTTACCTGTGCTAATAATACCGGCACTCAAAGAAGTAAGGCCAAATTTAACTAACATTCTTGCCCACTCTTTTCTATTATCACGGCGATCATTAATTCTATTCCACACCTCTAATACTGGCGTTAAGCCAAAATTAGCAGTAGTGGAGTATTCCGTTATCCACGTATCTTTTGATGAAAATGCTCTTGCGTAGCTCATTTTATTCTCTCATTAATATCCGCCACCGACACTACCACCAGCAACTCCTTGAGCAGCAGCAGTAGATTGGTCGGCGACTTTACTTATAATATCAAAATTGGGATACTTTAATTCCCACACAGCATCTTGAGGAAATTTAACAATACCACTTGTTGTGTTAGCTTTCATATTAAACTCTGTACCCGAATATGCTCTACCATCTACAGTACCCACTCTATTATATAAGTTTAAAATAGGAACTGCTCGGACGCTTTTTAATGCTTGTAATCGTGCTTGAACTTCAGATATTATAATGCTATCATTAAAATTAGTACGAGCAGTATCAAAATATTTTTGTAAAACTAATATACATTCCATCATCGCTTGCGATTCATTAACTTCAGCCATCGGAACAATGGTAAAATCTACACTAATATTAATTATGCGACCATTAGTCATGCGCACAGTATCAGAAAAGGATTTGAAACTTTTTATATAAGTTTCTATATTATTTTTTATTACATCACTAGGCATTGTAAGGTTGCCTATATTATTTCTGGTTATCAAAAACATTTGAACTCCCAAATTATTAGTAGGGTCTTTTCTTACAAAACTTCTAAATATAGTGCCAAAATTGGCGGGCATAGACATTATTCTGGTTTGGTAGTCTTGTAAAGTAACACATCTCATTTGAGAGTTCATATTATAAACTGAGTTTTCTCTAATAGAAGTGACAGTTTCTGCTTCTTCACCTCCAGTAGCTTGCTCTCCATTACTACAAGATACATTATCATATATATTTCTAACCACATTAGCTGATAATGATGTTATATTTGGAGTAGCAAATTCTAATTCTTGTTTTATAAATCTAGTTAATGTTTTTGCGCCCACATTTGTATTAACACCACCACCAGCCCTATATTGAATACTAAGGTTTGTATTTTGAGGTGCAACACCTAATGTTTTTGTTTTAAGGAAATTAGTTGAATCAATAGCTGCTGGTGAAAATCCTGATGGCGACCCCCTAAGTGAAGGTGGTAGTACAAAATCATTAGGATTAGGTATGACCTCACTGTCTGCTTCCATTAAAACACCAGAGCCAAACCTAATAGAAGTTAAGCCAGTCGGCTCTCTTTCTACAACATACCTCTTAGGAACTCTTTTCAATTTCATAATATATCCGGCATCACCAGAACTACTACTGGTATTCACTTCACCAGTAAAGATAGTATCTCTAGCTAAATTATCCACTTGAAAATATTGACTACCATCCGATGCTGTTACCGATACTACTTCATTAATATTATTTTCAGGCAAAACAACTTTCAAAAATTTTACTGCATCGTTTGCGCGATAATTAAAAGTCTTAGAAATACCTGCTGCCGCCGATACACCGGTTACGGTTACTGTAGTAGTGCCTCCAGATGTTTTAACCATTCTGTTTTTCGCTTGAGTAAAATCTACATCATCTAAAACTTCAAATGAAACAACAGGTTCAAAATTAGTAACCACTGTTGCTCCTTTTTTTAATACAAAAAGACATTCCCCAGAAATACTCTCCTGTAAAGTTGCACTAACAGATAAATTAACTATAGCTGGTGTAGTATTTTTAGGGGTGTATCCAAAATTTTGAGCAAGAGATATAATATTTTTAGTTTCAACTGCCCTATTGATATACGCTTCATTAACCTGTCTATCTATATTAAAAGATAAGATATCGCCCACATACGCTATCAATTCTAAAATAGCCATTCCACCAGAGGCTTCATTAAAATCGCGCCAATCGGCCGGATAATGTCTTTTTACATAATCTATTAAGTCCGATTTGATAGAATCAAAATCTTTAGATAAATAATTAATATCTCTATTTTTAGTTAGTGGCATCTTAACTCTCTGGATTATTCAGTGTAATATTAACATTATCTACTAAAGCTTGTTGATCTTTAATAACATATGTCATATTTATTCTAATTTTATTATTACCTAAAATTGGCTCTTCTTCTTGAGTTATCATTTTAATATTCTTTACACTTATATAAGGTAAATATCTGTTAATAGCAGTTTCTATTTCTAATCTTATATTTTCAAATGTTTCTTCTCTTGTTATAGGCTCAAATAACTGACCTTGCAATACAGGAATATTAGTTCCCATATTTGCATCGTTAACTCTCTCTCCTTTAAGAGTTAACAAAAGTATTTTTATATTTTCCCTTACTGCTGAAATAGTTTCGGTATTACCTTCAAAAAAACCTCTTCGGTAAGAGCGCAACGGAAACTTCAAATTAATAGAATTTACACTAGCAGCATATTTTCTTTTTTGTGCAATTATTTGTTGTCTATCTTGGTCAGTAGATATATACCCATCTGGATAAAAAGGATCTATTGTTACTGGCCCATTAGCCCATTGTTCTGCAGCCATTATAATATCTCACTTAATTGATAAATTGATTATTACTTAAAAATTTAGAAATCTTTTGATTAAGTTCAGTTAATTTAATTTTCTGATTACTAAACGATTCAATAACTTCCAAAAGACCTGTATTAACCACTTCTGTTTTCTGACCTAATGGTGATGGATTTTCTATATCACCACTATCAGTTTCTATAGGTGCAGTAAATCTGGGGTTTTCAGCACCACCAATAATGGCTTCAAAATTAAGCTTCTGTTTTCTTTTTGTTGTAATAATTTTTCCAGCGCTTACTAATTTTGGAGGTTGCGGTACAGATATACTATTTCCTGGCACATATGTTCTTGGTATAGGAACTGTTACATTCTTATATACAGGCACGTTCCATGTTCTTGTTTTGCGTTTACCTGTACCCCCAGTTCGCTTATACCATGCGCTTTGACTTTCGGTCCACGTTCTTTTCTTGCGACCCACATAAACCCGCGATGTTGCTGAGCCGCCACCTACGTATCTTCCTCTTGTTGTTATATTAGCGTTTGGTTGTGGCGCAAATTTTGCAGGTGCGCGAATCTTGTCTTTAAACTCAAATTCTTTTTCTAAGTTTAGATCTATTCGAGGAAGTGCATGAGTGTGGTCTAAAAATGCATCTAATAAAGTTTGAGTAGAATCCGCAAAACCTTCAACCGCTGTTATAACCTCTCTCATTAAGCTATAATTTTCTCTTTGTTGGGCGACTAACCTTTCACCTAAAACTTGACGATATAAAGCACCGGTTGTCTCTTTAGAAGAAATATTATAAATTTCATCGGCAATATTGGCAATAATAGATTTATCTTCACCTTCTAAATCGGTTTGTAATTCTTTATTTACATTCAGACTTTGAAGGCTATAGTCGCCTAACCTTTTTATAGATGAATCAACAAAATGAATTGTCTTAGTTCTGGTTTTACCTATGGATGGATCAAAGCTTTTTTGTCTTATTTGATTAGAGGGTAAGCCATAATTAGGATCTGATATAAATAACCGATCCGATCTTTGTCCCGATTGTTGATCCATATGAGGATAAATTTGAGTAGGATTACTTATAGGTATGTTTTCACCAGAAACAATATGTGTAAAATTATTTAATAAGCCTTGAGAAGTTAATTGCCCATCCATTCTAATACCTTGCTCTAAAACTCCTTTTTTATTATTCACATTAAATGAATGTCTAAGATATGTTTTACTTCGACCTTGTTGAACAACATCTCCAAACGTAAGAGGGATAGACACTTCAATGTTTTCACTATCTGGCATCTTATGTTCATATCTGGTTCGTAATCTTCTTACATCAAAATTAAAACCATATTTAAATCCGTTAGAAGTCTCTGGATCTCCTACTCCTACAAAATCTCTAGCAAAACTAATGTTTAGGGGTGATGAATCATTAATTCTACCAACGTAATACCCCGCAGCAGCAGCATTAGGTTCCTCTTTCATTATTAAAACTTCTTCACCGATCTCAGGTATGCAAATCATATGCATTGGAAAAAACGGAGGATACCATGTTTGATCTGATTCTTCTTCTGGAAATGCGCTACTCTCATCCATTCCTATTATTTTAGCATAAACACTAAAGGGCGGTTGAATACTAGCTGATGTTACATCCTTAAAAACTGTAAAGTCAATATCTATTACTATACCTTTATATATTAAAAGGGAATGATTAACCCCAACACCTTGCGAACTATTAAAACTATTTTGGGCGTAATCTATTCCTCTGTTAAATTGTTTTAAAAGATCTTCGCCACCGAGTTTCATTTTTCTACCTCAACGTCTTTAATTTTAACACCATTTTTTTGCAACACATCCTCTAAAAAAATTAACTCTTTTCGTGTTTCAGTTAATTTTTTTGTAACATTATCCATTGCCTCTAACATATTGTCATATACTATCAATAACTCACAATATCTTTCGGCGTTTTCCTTTAATTCTTTTACATCCATATCAACCGATAAAATCTTCTTTTATATCTGAGTAATTTATCTTTATCTTCTTTAATGACTTAGTTATCTTACGACTTGGTAAATCTGTCGCCTCTCTAATATAAACATACAGTTGCTTCTTGTTATAAATATTAAACCGGTGATAGTTTTTTAATATATCATTAACTATTTCTAAAACAGCAAAATCTTCCTTACTATAATTATCTTTAGCCTCCCAATCATCAAAGTCTTCAATGATGCCAGAAATGAACTCTTGATTATGCCTACTTACTTCATTTTCTTCATACGCATGAATACTAATATTCTGCACAATAATATCTTGGTTATCATCATCAATAAATCTTTTATTCTTATCTGCATTACAACGCTGAATCATCCAGTTCTTTGTTATGGTACCAAAGTAAGAAAAAGATTTTTTGTTTTTAGATATATCAAACTTGTTGAGTTTCTCATAAAGATGTGTCATCACCTCATGCTCAATTTGTTCTCTATCCCAAAGTATTTTATTAAAATTGTAAGTATAGTAAATGTTTTCTACGAGCTTACGAAAGGCAGGTTCTATTATAGCTACAAAAACTTTATGCTTATCTTCGATATCTTCGTTGGTGTTAAACTCAACGATGGCTTCTTCTTGTTCGATTCCCCAATATTTCATATTTATCCTTTTAAGTATAATAACACTTTATTTTAATAAAATTTTTCTTTTTTTTAATCTATTACATCGCCGGTTGTCGTATTAACAGCTTTAGTTTCTAACAAAATAGCTTCTAATGTTGTTGAAAAACCAGATGGACTTATTGACTCCCTTGTGTTGGTAACTAAATATATTCCTTCTAAATTAGGTAATACACCTCTAACATGAATAGTGTTAAAAGGTATAATATTTGTAGTGCCGTGAATAGTTATAGATGCTTTAAACATATATCTTGCTAACAATTGTGTGGCAAAATTAGAACCAGGTCCAGACTGCAACATTGCGTTTAACTTAGCCATTCTTTCTGGATTTTGCATTAAAAATTTTGTTATAAGGTTTGAAGGTACGGTTGGACCATCAGCATCAGAGTTAAAAAAAGCAGTGCTATTATATTGCACTTTGCCAGCTTCTCCACCCACATTTTCGCCACTAACTGTTATAATGTCTTTATATTGATCACCTTCTTTATTTAAAAAATCTTGAAGTTCTAGAGCTATATTTCCATAGGATAAAAATTGAGCAAACTTATATGGATCTTTTGCAAAAGCTCTTGCGCCCATTTCAAAAGTGGTAGCAATACCTGGGTCAAATTTAGAGTTCATATCAATTTTTTCTATTAAAGAATCTTTAGCCTTATAATCAAACAATAAATTTTCACTTGGATATTTGTTTTCAAATTGCGCTTGGTCAAAATTATCAAACATTTTTCTAGCAGTTTCTTTCCAATTTTTACTTGCTTGAAAAACTTCAAAAGTTCCATCACCTCTTTGTCTAACCCCTACATTAACATTTTGACCATTAACTCCTATTGCTTCTGGCCTTATTACTTCTTGTATAAACTGCAATATAGACATATTTGCATTTTGTTTATTCATTAAGTTTTCTATAACATCTCTACGTATAGGTATATCAGCTGCATTATCAATAGTAAAACTGGATAAATCTGCCATTGTAAGATCCGCCTCACTACCTTCATCATCATCATCATCTTCTTCAATTTTAAATAAATCTCTATAAGTGGGGTCTGATATTCGCTGATCTTCAGCATCACCCCAGCCTTCATACCATGCCTTTTGATGCACCGCCACTCTTTTACCATCACCTGTCTTTCCAATACGCCGGTTATTAGGTAAAGGAGCATAAACATTTTTTAAAATAAACTCCATAAATCCTACATCAAGCTCATGGCCTTCAATTATGTCACCGTTAGGTAAGATACCAGAGGGGCTATAATTTTCATTATTAACATTAGTAAGGTATCCTGTTCCAGGGAGCAACTCAAGAAGCTCACCAATAGGAAGAAAATTAATATAATTACCGCCATCGTATTCCGGAAATCTTGCTGAACCATAAATCTCCGGCGCTAATCTATAATGTCCTGTGCCATACGGATAATATTGATTAGAATAAGGAGCTGTTTTATTTACTCTTGGGCCTTGTACTGAAGATCCCCTTTTAGGTGTAATACTTTGGGCTTGTTGACCATCTTTGGTAGTAATATTACCTCCAATATCATACCCGTTTATTGATGCCACCGAACTACCTTCAGCCGCATAAACAAAATTTTCGGATCTTGTAGTGCCTGCGTATGGGTCAGTCTTAACAACCCAAAAAGGAAATCCTACCCCATCAGCAGTTAACTCTGGAAGTTTTACTAGCTGGCTCCAATCCACTCTTGTTTGGCCTCGACTACTTCCACCTTCGTCACCACTCATAACAGGTGAGTCTTTACCTAAAGAGTTATAATATTGATTTTTATCATCGTTAGCCTGATCAAAAAAGTTTTTTCTATTGATAACTAATTTTCTTTTCATATCTATAGTTAATTGCATGCAATGCTCATTCGGTCCTATTCTTGGCCCGTAAGTGCTTTGTGCCCATTGGTCTTCATCGGCCGATTGGTCTGGTTTTGAATTTCTGCCAAGAGGATCAACCGGACGGTTTGCGCGGACTGTTGGGTCGAAGTTCGCCCCGTCCCATTCTTGTTCAGATTTCAACCAGTGATCACCTTTATTAAGCTTACTATCAATATGGTTTCTGTCACCGCGATCGGTATGCTCATTATCATCAAGCGGCCCATCAGATGGCAACCCAACAACACCATCCGGTGTGCCGTATGGCAAAGCAGCCGTTGTTTTTGTAGGATCAATTCTTGTAGCGTATGCACGGCTTGGATATAAATATATAGGCTGGCCAGCATCTCCTAAATACCATCCAGTCTGTCGAAACCACCCATCACTTGGCCTCGACTCAATAATATTGTTGGCATCATCTATCATATACCAAGGCTCCAGCGAATTTGGCTTTCTTGGCCACGCACCTGTTATTTTAAATTTTCCAAGCAAAATTGGATTATATACTATATTAAAAATATCTAAAAACTCTTGATAGTTTCTTACATAATTACCACCACCAACTTCATAAATAGTTCCATCTTCATTATATAATATAGCCATTGGGCCAGCCTTGAATCCCCATAGATTTGTCCTTTCAGAAACATTTTGTGGGGTTCCAAAAATACCCCATTGTTTATAATAACTAAGATTATCAACAGTGACATAAGTCCCGTCATTAAGTCGATCATTTATTATATTTAAGGGAATATAATCAACGCCTTGTGATACTCCTGACTCCAAATTACCCATAATAGAATCGTGAGACTCGCCAGCCGTTCTCAAATCCATATAGGCTTTAGGATCTAAAACAACTTTTGGCATACCGTCAATTTCACTATCTTTTAAATTAGGGTTAAATAAAAATTGCTTAACATTACTAGGAGCGTGATACGTAGTGCCTCCTTTTGCTGGACCATAGTTAGTAACATCATTAACACCATAATTTATAATGTTATTAAACCTTCTATACCATTGCTGTGCAACTTTACTATTTAATCGCATAGGATGCTCACGACCCATATCAATTTCTAATACATCATCAAAAACAGAAGTGTCGGTATATAGGCTAAGTTCAGTCTCTACTCCACCTTCATCTACAAAAGATCTATATTGACTTAGCCTACCTTGTGTAATATTTATTTTTTCATCTATCAGTAATAAAGCGGCATTATAATCTTCATATTGTTGATATAGAGGCTCTAATTCTTTACGCAGTCTTTCAATTTGTGCTAGTTTTTGATCAACAGTGCGTTGTACATCAATCAATTGTTTTTCTAAGGCAATTAACATTCCAACGTTATCGGGGTCTGTAAAAAACTTTGAGTGTTCATTGCCTTCATCATCATCTGAACCTTTAAAGTTATCAGTTCGTTTGCCAAAAAAAATATAACCAACATATTCTATAGTTACTTTTGGTGTCTGATTTTCTGTTGTATTATCTAATCTTACCCCTGTTTCATAAAAAGTACCTGACCGAAATTCTAAGGCATTACCTCTGATGTTTTCTTTAAAATTATTAAAACCATCATAAATAAAATTTCCCATAGCATCTTTATTTACTGCACTACCTCCATATCCATAATCAGATCTTGTAATTGCATTATGAAAGATATCGGTATCCTCGGCCCCAATATAAGGGCTGATCATGTTTGGGGCAATCTGGTTTCCATCAGTATCGACATTTATTGTGCGGCTATATCTTCCACCGGTAAGTTGTTCTATGCCAGCGTTTGGGTTATCTAATATAGTGGTTCCCTCAATAGATTGTAAGTTTGTTATAGCTGCGATTTTAGATCTAATTTCCATTTCTAGTGGACGCTGCGCGGACTCAATATCGACTTTTTGTTGATTAAGAGGTGCAATGGTATTTTCTTCTGTTGATATAGTATCTAATAAATCTTGATCTATTTTTTTAGCATCACCACTATCAAAACCAGGATCTGACCATCTTGTACCACCCGATGGCTGTTTTTTCATAAATCTAGTATTGTTATAAACTTTGCCAGTAAGAAAATCCAAATCAACTGGTTCATCATATATATCTTCTACTGTTCTTCCCTCTTCTTCTAATTCTGCTATTCTTCTCCTAATAATATTTTCAAAATAAGCTCCTAAATAATCAATATATCGGTTATACCACATTCTTTGAACTAGAGGCCATAAAGTTGCTCCAAATTTTCTAAAGACATCAACCTCCATTACATCTTGAGTATATATTGTTCCATATATGGTTTCCCAATTTAGGTTGCCTGTTCTGTCGTCTTTTACCTGCTCCTGCCAGCTGGCGCTCCACCTATATTTAATTAAATAAAAAAATCTACCACCTCTATCAGCGGCCTTGTATGCAGTTGGATTTGTCGGATCAAAACCTTCGGGTGACGCGTGTTCATTACCTTCACCATCTATTGTATCAACATACCAATCTGGTTTAAAAAACGAGGAACCGTCATTTCTTACTATCGACCCCCTATGAGGTAATTCAACTGCAACACCTTGAGGTGTAGGGTAGGTTCGTGTGGCCAGACTTTCGGTATCTGGACTAACTACACCAATGTATAACGCTTGACCTAGACATGGAGTATGAGTTTCATCCACCAGATCAACAGTATCCAATAACTCGCCGGTCATTGGTTTGTTCGTTGGCTTGGTACGATATCGGACTGTTGTAGACCCTCCCTCCGATATTGCAACCATCGGTGGAAACATTTTTTCTTTTAACCTTCTAAGAGCTTCTTGTATTCTACTTTCAATAGCCGGATTATTTCTATTAGCAACTTGGGATTGAAAGGCCGATGCTATATTTGAATCGGGTGAATTATTTAAGTATAAAAATTTGGGACTAAACGAAGTGTCTCCCATCCTTATTCTGTTTTTGTTAGATTCATTTAAACTTAATTTAATACCATCTAAAACCCACCCTAAATAATAATACATCACTTTTACCCTATAATCAGAAATCTCTTTGGTGTTTAGGGTGGAGTTTGGATCATCATAGGCATCAAGGTCGTCTTGGCTAGTAATTAGACCGTCTGCTTGATTTGCAGGAACTCTAATGTTAACCTTTTGGTAACTAGATATACCTGCTGAATATGGATATCCACGAGAATCAGCAATTTTTCTTTGCTTTATGGCTCTTTGCGTTGCAATATATGATTGTTCATTATACGAAACCGTTTCCACATTCATTGCATCCAAAACTTCCGAAAGAGAATGTCCGGCTTCTAAATCTAAAGTCGCTAGAGCAATTTGTGAAATAGCATTTCCGGATATTCGACCCATAGCACCTCTTAATGATGCCTGCTCTTGTAATGCAGCTTCAACCATAGTCATTGATTGACCATCGGGTGTGGTGACAGCAGTATTAGTAAAAGTATTAGCTACACTATTTTGATTGCTCCCAGGTTCATAGTCATAGGTATGCATAAGTTTGCGCCACATAGGTGCCACCGTAGACATTTTTGTTGTAGATAAATACATAGAGGTTTTATCCATCAACGTAAGAGACACTTCCAATTGACCCATTTCATTAAAAGCAAAATCATATCCTACAATAACCACGCGTGCTGCAGCCCAATATCCTCCAGTATCTATATTACCTATTGGCACCCCCATCATCTGCCTTCTTACTTCTCGGCCATTATCATCTTGATAGGTATCACCTTGTGGATCTATTCGTAATTGAGGTGGCGCAGATGCATCAAACCCATGTACTGTTCTAGGGTTAGACCACCCATAAAGAATCAAAAACTCACCTTGCAATGTAGACATTTTAGCATATTCTGGTCTATCATTTAATATTTTGGGATCATTAATAGTAAGTCGCATTACAAATTTTCTCGCACCTAAGCCATTACTTTTTCCATAGTCAACTGATAAATCAGTTACACCAATACCTCCAGTAAAGTCTTTTGTTTGAGAGATGGCTTCAGCCATTATTATGCCATTAGCTGGCGTTTCACCTAACATTAAGGTGTCATTATCCTTGTCTTTTTGTGGCTGATACATATACAAATTAATAAATCGCTTTTTTAATTTAGATTCAAGATAGTCAGTTAAATCTTCATTTGATGTTGCATTTGCATCTGGAGAACTAAAAAGAGTGGCCGCTTCGCCTTCTAAATCGGGGTGATATACAACGCGGCGAGATAAAGAAGCGTCAGAACTAAACATCTGATCGTAAGCGTTTTGATCAAAAATACCAATAAGTTGCACAAAAGGAGTCATACCACTAATAATTTGATTATTAGCTTGCCTCCTATCGTTCCATCCTTTTACAACATCTGGCATCGTGTCGGCATTAAACACTCCACCAGCTTCTTCTTGCTGCTGTAAAAGTATACTAGCATCATTTATATTGCGTGTTGTTTGAGTCATTAATTAATAGCCTTATTTTTTTCTATAAGCTCAATAAAAGGATCAATACTATTAGGTATTTTTAACAAAAAACCAGGTAATAATTTATAAGAAAAAGGATTTACTAAATCATTCATCAAGCATATGACCCACCAATAACGAGCATCGCCCAACAAATCTTCTGCCATTGCATCCATTCGATCAGTTTCTTTCCACATAACTACATTATGAGGTACATTGTCCAA